GGAAGAGCGAGCCATGCTATAAGAAAACTGCTTACTAAGGTATAGAGCGAGCCATAATGTTGCGAGCGATGACTTTTACAGCAGGGGAGGAGGAAAACATAGACCTAGCGGACAAAGAAAGCGAAAAGAAAGTTTTGGCGTGCATTTTAGACTCTGAAGTAGCAGCAATAGAAGCATTTACATGGCTGGATATGGACGATTTCACAGATCCTTTTTATCGAAACGTCTTCGGGTTAGCACAGAGCATCTTTGCCCGAGGACAAAAGTTGTCTTTAGGTATTCTACTTAAGGAATGCCAAGATTTTGGCGTAATTAAGAACATAAATGACTTTGAGATACTTAAAGCTGTCTTGCAGGATGCAGAAACAGGGTATACGGCTATGTACTGGATTGGCCGGGTCAAGGATGCATCCAAGGCTAGAAAAATTTATGGGGTGTTTCGTAATGCGTGTTTGACCGTGAAAAATGCAAAAGACAAAACGCCAAACGATGTAATAGACGAGGTAGTTAAGGCATTGTGTTCTATTGACGCTAAAGAAAGTGAAGAATTTGAAACAGGAGAAAAAGTAGCACAGGTTCTTGAAGACGTTATAGATGAAAAGGAACAGCGATTTGAACAGGCAATGTTAGAACATTCAATTGTGCTGGACGGGCTTACAACGGGAATTCCAGAGTTGGATAAATACACGCTAGGCTATAAACCGGGAGATTTAATCGTTCTGGCTGCACAAACTGGACATGGCAAAACGGCTTTTGCTATACACACTATTAAGACGATAGCAGTTGAAAGAGACCATAAGGTACTCTACGTCAATACTGAAATGAGCAGGGAGATTGTATATCAAAGGCTCTGTTCCTCAATATCTCGCGTTCCCTTGTACCAAATAAGGCAGGGCGATATGCGACACGGGAATAAAGAAAAAGTTAATAGGGCTATACAACTTATCAGACGTTCTGGCTTTATCCACACCTTCAGCCCTAATTTAACTCCATCGCGATGTAGTTTAATAACTCGCAAGGCCAAAATACAAAAAAACGTGCAGATGGTGATAATAGACTACATTGGACGGATGGAGAAATATGACCCAAAGCAAAATGAATGGCAGGTACTAGAACAAATAGCCAAGTCAATGAAGCTACTAGCACAGGAATTAGAGATACCAATCCTAGTTTTAGCACAACTGAACGAGGACGGCAGTTTGCAAGGAGCAAGACGCATCAAGAACGAATGCGACTTGCTCCTTAAACTTATTCCCCTGACTCCTGAAGAAAAGAAAACAGACAAGTACACTAGTTATCCTGATGCCAATTACCGTCTGTTTATTGACAAAAACCGCGATGGAGAAGGCAATAAAAACATTCCTATCAGGTTTGACCCTTCAATACAGTTAATTGAACAGGCACAAAGCCAGTATTCATCATGGGAAGAACTAGGAGAACCAGTATAAAGCTAAAAAGGTGGTGTAAGGTGGATGGAGCAAGAAAAGAAAAGGAAAAAGAAAAAAAGACCGCGCGAGCAAATAGAGAAACAAAGATGGCATTTGTATTTAAAGGGGTTGAGTGACACAGAGATAGCTCGCCAGACCGGAACATCGAGACAAGCAATTCGAGAATGGAGAATCCGAAGAATGCTACCTCCAAATATCTGTAGCGATTATCTAAACGGAATAGATAAAGCAGAATCAATCTGTTGGTACTGTGTACACGCTTATGCCGATGATTGTTTTAGAGTGCCTTTTGCTCAGCGTGATTGGGTGCAGGCTTATGTATATTGGCCCTGTCGTCGCGATGTAAAAGGTGGTACGTATATGGTTTACAAGGTATTAGGATGTGAAAAGTACGAGAGAGGTGGCAAGAGACCTTTTAAGGAGGTCATCCTCGTGGAATAACGCCTTTCCAGTGGGATGCGTTCCCTATCGTAGCAAGTTTTTTAAAATGCCTGATTAATCTAGCTAATGCTAAAAACGAAGATAAATTTCAGACCAATTTATGTTTGCTTGGACAAATGGCAATCCTAGCTTATTCGGCGTACAGAGCAGAAAGGGAGGAAACTTAAACAATGAAAGATGCGACGCTGGCGAAAATTCGGCAGATGGAAAACAGAATATCGCCAATAAGTAAAACCGAGACAAATCCCGTTAATCGGAAGCAACTAGGGAATTTAAGCAAGGCACTAATACCGATTATTTCCGAGTACCTAAGAGCGACGGAGATATATCCTCCCATGAACACGGCACACGAAGGATGGGCCTTAATCATGGAGGAGATGGAAGAACTTAAACAGGAAGTATTTAAAAAGCCAAGCGAAATCTCTAAAGAAGACATGAAAAGAGAAGCGGTGCAAATAGCAGCTATGGCTATCAGATTTATTACCGATGTATGCGAAAGGGAGGACTAAAGGTGGAAGTCAGACTTCTGGCATGTACTAAGTTGGACTTAAATTACCCTTTGGTTCCTGGCTTAACCGAACTGGACTCGGTAGTGGCCCACGCTATTTCCATGTGCTACCGCACAACACCGAGCAAGAACGCAATACTAAAATGCCTGAAGAACGGCCATACTTCGGTTTTTGAACATATTAGTTTCACCTTCGATATAGAAGGCATAAGTCGCGTTTGCCTAGCACAACTAACGAGACACCGAATCGCATCGTACACTGTAGAGTCTCAAAGGTTTGTTAACTACACGAAAAAACTAGTAGGCGTAGTGGTTCCGCCTTCTATTTCGAGTCCAAAATGTTCGGGTAATGGTTTTGACGTAACGTTTCACATATTTAACGATGTTACAAAAGAAGCATTTAGAGCATACGAAGAACTGGTGAGCAACGGAGTAAAGCCGGAGGATGCAAGGTTTATTTTACCACAAGCCACAACCACAAACCTAGTGATGACCATCAATGCCCGTTCGCTGTTTAATTTCTTTAACCAAAGGCTAGACAAGCGGGCACAGTGGGAAATCAGAGAGTTAGCACAGAGGATGTTAAGAATAGTTAAAGAATTGGCTCCGATTACCTTTAGCCAATATAGGGAGACAGGAGGGGATAGGAAAGGTGCCGACAATTAAGGAACTGCTCGAAGCTAAAGACGTAATAGCTATTCACGAAATGGAAAAAGGGGAAGTAACATATGATGACTTAATGCGGATATTGCATAATTCGCGAGTTAATAAGAAGACTCATGAAACAGCTAAAAAGAAAGAATACGCTAAAGATTATCTTTCAAAGGCTGACAGAGAAACGTTCATTAAATTGGCAGCTTTACTCTCTTGTCTTGAGGAAGTAATTGAGGCATGGAGTAAATCAAGAAATCCGAAACAATGGACAACGTGGCTTAAAATTGCTAAGACGAATATTTTCAAAGTAATGGTAGAAATGTTTAGACAGGTTCCGGAGGAGCAACACCAAAAACTGTTTAAAGAGATAGCCTATCATCGGGTTTATATCGGCGAGTACGAAGTAAAAAGGAGGGGTATATCAGATTGAAATATCAAGACTTTCTTAAAAAGAAAAAGATTACTGTCATTCCTAGCGGTTTTAATGTTAGTCACGAGGACTTGAATCACAAGTTGTTTGATTTTCAAAAGGATATGGTCAAATGGGCGGTCAAGAAAGGTAAGGCCGCCTTATTTACTGGTTGCGGAACTGGGAAAAGTGCGATGCAACTTAAATGGGCCAGATTGGTGCACGAGCATACAGAGGGCAATGTACTTATCTTGGCTCCGCTTGCTGTATCTTTTCAAACCGTTCGGGAGGGGAAGAAATTTGGTATTAACGTAAATATCTGCCGAACACAACGAGACGTAAAAGAGGGGATAAACATAACAAACTACGAAATGCTTAAACATTTCGATGCAAATTCATTCGCTGGAGTTATTCTAGACGAGTCAAGCATTCTTAAGGATTTTGCTAGTAAGACCCGCAATGCTATTATTGATACCTTCAGGGAAACTCCCTACAAGTTAGCCTGTACAGCTACTCCAGCTCCAAACGACTACATGGAACTTGGTAATCATTCTGAATTTTTAGGGGTTATGACACGTACCGAAATGCTATCTATGTTTTTTACACATGACGGGGGGAATACCAGTAAATGGAGGTTAAAAAAACATGCAGTGAAAGACTTCTGGGAATGGGTAGCAAGTTGGGCAGTAATGATGGAGCAGCCTTCGGACTTAGGTTATCACAACAATGGATTTGTTCTTCCTCCGTTAAACGTACATCAAATCACAGTAAAGACTTTGCAAAACAGTACTAGCCTATTCACTACGGAGGCTCAAACACTACTTGAAAGGCAACGAGCACGCAAGGAAACCATCAATGACAGAGTGGCTAAATGTGCAGAACTAATCAATGGTTCAAACGAACCTTGGATTATTTGGTGCAACCTTAACGAAGAAAGCGAAAAACTAGTTAGAGCAATTGATGGGGCTGTTGAAATAAGAGGTAGCCACTCTCCAGAATACAAGGAACAGAAAATGCTTGAGTTTACGGAAGGAAGAATTTTGAGGTTGGTAAGCAAACCAAGCATAGCTGGTCACGGAATGAACTGGCAACACTGTTCAAACATCGCGTTTGTCGGACTTAGCGATTCGTTTGAGGAGTATTACCAAGCAATACGCAGGTGTTGGAGATTTGGACAAACAAAGCCAGTTAACGTATATATCATCACTAGCGAAGCCGAAGGTACTGTTGTAGCGAATGTGCAACGCAAAGAACGCGAATTTAAGGAAATGCTTAAAGGCATGATAGCCGCAACGTCAGAAATATCCAAAGCCAATATTAGAAACACGGCAAGATTAGAAGATTCTTACAATCCGCAAGTAACTATGGTTCTTCCTGAATGGTTGAGAAAGGAGGTTGGTTGACATTTGAAAGTACTAGACCAATCTATGGGAGAAAACTATGCGATGTACCATGCCGACTGTATCGAGGGGATTAAGGGGTTGCCTGATGACAGTATAGATTTTTCTATTTACTCTCCACCATTCATCAGCCTGTATGTGTATTCAAACAGTGATAGGGATTTAGGCAATAGTAAAAATGATAAAGAATTTTATCATCATTTTTCGTTTTTATCAGGTGAACTATATCGCGTCATAAAGCCAGGGAGACTTATGGCCGTACACTGCCAGGATGTGCCCATGATGAAAGAAAGGGATGGAGAAATCGGTCTTAAAGATTTCCCTGGACAGTTGATTAGAATGTTTGAAAAAGTTGGGTTTATTTACCACAGCAGGATTACTATTTGGAAAGACCCTGTAGTTGAAGTTACTCGAACTAAAGCACTAGGGTTACTCCATAAGCAACTCAAGAAAGACTCGGCTATGTGCAGGGTGGGATTGCCTGAATATCTAGTAGTAATGCGAAAGCCAGGTCAAAACAAAAACCCTATAACGCATACTGACAAGGAAATTCCTGTTCCACTGTGGCAACAGTGGGCCTCTCCTGTATGGATGGATATTAACCCTTCAAACACTCTACAAAAAGAATCAGCACGAGAAGAAGCAGATGAGAAACATATATGCCCATTAGGTCTCGACATAATAGAACGCGCTTTGGTTTTATGGAGTAACCCTGGCGATGTAGTGTTATCTCCTTTTGCTGGCATAGGAAGTGAAGGATACCAAGCCGTAAAAATGGGACGCAGATTTATAGGCTTTGAATTAAAAGAGTCTTACTATAGACAGGCTGTATTAAATTTGCAAATAGCTGAACAGATGAGATTCCAAAGAACATTATTCACTGTTAACTAAAGGAGGTAATTATATGTTTGCAAACCCATATGAAGAATTGCCGATAGCCCTCTGTTACGTGTGCAATGGTGAAATCTACGAAGGAGACGAAATTTACATTATCGATGACGATTGTATTGTTCACGATGATGACTACTGCTTGGCGGAATGGCTGAAGAAACAGGACTGGTGTAAACGAGAAACCGCAAGGAAAGAAGTGGTCAAATGACAGAAACCGGTTTTATTTGCCCGATATGTAAGCAGTCAATATACACATACCAGCATTGCATTATTTACGAAGCTATGCACAAAAACAACGTTTTCAGGCAGGATATAGTCCATATAGGTTGTCACATGGCTAAGGAGGTTATGGAGATTGAGAATAGCACTTACTGGAACACACGGTATAGGGAAAACGACACTTGCGAAGCAACTCTCTGAAAGACTAGGGATACCTTACCTTGACGAAGTTGCAAGAAAGGTTGCCCGAATTTACGGATTTGAAAACTCAAACCAA